AACTCGATTATCAAAGTCTAATTAGCTAGAACGCTAGAAGAACTTGGGTAGGCAATCACTATCCGACTTGCCTACCCAAGACAAAAGTCGGATATTTAGAAGGATAGTTTCTAATGGATTTAAATAGTTTAAAGCCTGTAATGGCTGACGATGGCGCTGTTCTAAACATTGTCCACCCTGAAAGCGAAGAAGTTATTGAGGGAATGACGATTACTTTGCTCGGACAAGACAGCAAAGTTTACCGCAAAATTCAACTTGCCAAACAACAGACCGCATTGAACCGCATTTCAAAAGGCAAGAAAGCCGTCGATTTTGACGCTGAAAAGCTGGCTGAAGATAGCATTGATGACCTTGTTAAACTTACTGTTGCTTGGACTGGGTTTACGCTTGATGGCGCAAAGCTAGACTGCACACCAGATAACGTCCGCAAAGTTTATGGTGAATGGGTTTGGATTAAAGAACAAGTTGCTGAATTTGTGGCGGAACGCGCTAACTTTTTTCGCACAAACGCTCCAACAACTAACACTGTTCGTAAAACAAGCAGCGTGGCTTAACACAATCCCGTCAAAGGCAAAGCGCCCTAGACGGGAAACCAAGTCAAATGCGATGCCTCCCGTGCTTGGCGGAGCCTACCTTCTTGAAATACTTTTTGAGGTCGGCCCTGCCAAGCCTATTGGCATGGGTGGGAACATAGCGATAGATGAGATTGATTTGGCCGCATGGATGTCAAATCAAAATGTGCAATTAACACCTTGGGAAGCACGAACTATCAGAACTTTATCGCATGAATACGCAGCGATGCTTTCTGCTGGTTCTGAACCTAATACGCCAGCGCCTTGGTCTAATGTTGAAATAATAACTGACGAAATGCGCGAAAAAATATCCAATGCAATGTCTGATTGGAGTAATCGCATCAATACCAAGACAAGATAACAGACTTGTGCTATGACCTGAATTCAGCGATAACGCTCTGGGCCTCATAGGATATTGCGCGTGGCAGATTTAGCTAATCTCAGAATTTCAGTTGACAGCCGTGAGGTGAAGAAAGCTGCCACAGATTTAGACCAGCTTAATCGCTCGTCAACTGGGGTTGAGCAGGGCGTTACCAAAGCATCTTCTGCACTTAGAGGTTTTGGTGCTGTTTTGGCATCGCTAGGCATTGGGCTTATAGCACGCGAAGCTATTTTAATGGCTGATACATTTACACGCATGAGCGGCCAGCTTGCTTTGGTTACAAATAGCGCACAGCAATTAGCTGCTGCTGAAAAGCAGTTATTTACAATGTCGCAAAATACTCGCGTTGGATATGAAACAACTGTTTCGCTTTTCTCGCGTCTTGCACGGTCAACAGAAAATTTAGGCGTGAGCCAACAGTCCGTTATGCGCGTAACGGAAACCATTAACAAAGCAATGATTGTATCTGGAACCAGTGCTGAACAGGCATCTGGTGCGCTTATGCAATTAGGTCAAGCCTTTGCATCTGGTGCATTGCGCGGCGACGAACTTAATTCCGTAATGGAGGGTATGCCTCGCGTTGCTCAAGCGATTGCTGAGGGCATGGGCATAACCGTTGGTGAACTACGCAAACTTGGCGCTCAAGGCAAATTAACTGGCGCAGAAGTTTATGCGGCATTGCTTAAAATGGGCGATGACATTGACAGTGAATTTACCAGAATGCCAATGACTGTCAGCCAATCTATGACAGTGTTAAGCAATTCTCTTATGCTGTTTATTGCTGAAGCTGATAGAGCTACTGGCTTCACGGCGGCATTAGCTGATGGAATAGTTTATTTATCAAACAACCTAAATCAAATTGCGCGAGTTGCTGAAGTTGTAATAGTGGCCGTTGCTGGAATGGCCGCTGCTTTTCTTGCGCTTCGTGCTGCATTAGCCGTTCAAGCAATCGCCGCATATATTGCTCAACTAATTGCCGCTCAATTTGCATTAGGAGCAACAACAACGGCGGCGGCAATAGCTGGTGCTGGAATTAGGGGCCTACAAGCCATTCTTGCATCAACTGGCTGGGGATTAGCTGTTGTCGCTATCGGCGCTGTTGTTGGCGCTATTTATATGCTTATAACCGCTCAATCAGAAGCTAGGGGAGAAACACAGAACCTTATCAATGACCTTGGTCGGCTGGCTGCAACGCAAGATAAGAATTTTGCAGCGGCGGCTAAAAGAGGTTATGAAGGCTTGCTTCAAGTTCAAAGTGAACGAAATGTTCTCATGGAGCGCAATAAAAATATAGAAGCATATACCGCAAAAAGCGGTATGGTGGGCAAAGTTGCAATTGAATATAAGAAGAATGCTGCGGCTATCAAAGAAGCTAATGAATTTTTGATAAAGAACGGCAATGCTATAATTGAAAGCAAAAAAGTCTACAATCAAGTAGAGCCACCTTTGCGAAATGTTTCTGCTGCTATTGAAAAAACTGGTAAAAAAGCAAAAGAAGCCATTGACCCACTTGAGAAATATCGTGATGCCTTGGCTGATATGGTCGAAGAAGGCAAAAAAATTGGCATGACGCCAGAGCAAATCAAGGCGTTTGACGTTGAGAAATTAGCTTTAGAGGCTGCTGCTGCTGGGCGCAAAAAATACAATAAAGCTTCGCAAGAAGGCGCTGGTAACAATATTGCCAATGAAATTCGTCAACAAGGTATGCTTAATGCCTTAACGCAACAAGCGGCAGACATACGTCAAGAGGTTTCAGAGAAACTTAAAGACTACGCTAAGTCTATTGTTGAAGCTAACAAAGCGCATAATGATACCATGACTACATTAAAGGGCGAAGCAACTCTGCTTGGCCTTGTGGGTGTTGAGCGTGAAAAGGCTGCTTTGGCTTTAGAGCAAGAAGCCTACACACTCAAATTTGGCGCTGATGCTTGGAAAGAGTATCACGCAGCGCGGCTCTCTAACATCGACGCAAAAAGCGTTATAGATAAAGACATTGAAGCCCTGCAAACTCTTACGAACAATCTTGAAACTGCCGCTGGCATGATTGGTGGCAAAACTGGTCGTAGTATCCAAGGTATTTTAAAAACAGAAATAACCATGAAGGATGGCGAAACCAAAAAAATAAGCGAGGCTATTGCATCTACATTCCCGCAACTTGGTTCAGCTTTATCTGCTGTGTTAGCTGGCGCACAAATTGGTCAAAGTGTTGATGGCTTATTTAAGTCTATTGGTATTAAATCAAGCAAAGCTGGCGCACAAATCGGCGGCGCTATTGGGATGGCTGCATTTGGCCCTGTTGGTGCTATCGCTGGAAGCATCTTGGGTGGTGTTATTGGCGGTATGTTAAAGAAAACCAAGACGGGTTCTGCAACCATTTCTCAAATAGCTGGTCAAGGTATGCAAACCGCATTGTCTGGTAACAGTGCGGCGCTGAGGGATGTTGCAAACACAATGGCTAATGGCTTGCTGAAAGGCCTTGGCAACATCGCAGAACAGCTTGGCGGCACTTTGGGTGGCAACGTCAAGGTCAGCCTTGGTATGCGTAAAAAGGACTTTGTGGTTGACCCTACTGGCGGTGGTCGCACTAAAGGCGCTGGCGTTAAGAACTTTGGCACAGATGAAGCGGCTGCGGTTGCATACGTCACGCAACTGGCAATCCAACAAGGTATTGTCACGGGTATCAGTGCTGGAGCGCAGACCCTTATTCGCGCTGGCAATGACCTAAACGAGCAAGTGCAAAAGGCATTAAAGTTTGACCAAGTGTTTAAGGATTTGGTCAAAGAAAGCGACCCGCTGCGCTCAAGCCTTGATGAGCTATCTGTTGAGATGGAAAAGCTAAAGGTTATCTTTAAAGAAGCTGGTGCGTCTGCTGCTGATTATGCCAAGCTAGAAGAACTGTATGCAATCAAGCAAGCCAAGGCGATATTTGACGCCAACAGGCCGCGCCGTGAGTTGGAAATTCAACTTATGGAAGCGCAGGGTGATGCCGCTGGCGCTCTTGCTGCAAAGCGTGACCTTGAACTTGAAAGCATGGATGCAAGCCTTCGCGGTATCCAGCGCCTAATCTTCGCGCAAGAAGACTTAAAAGCTGGCACTGAAGCATTGGCCGCTGCCCGTGAAGCAGAGCAGAGCGCAATTTCAGACCTTCGCGCTGCTGTTGATATGCTTAATTCTAATGTTGCTGAAGCAGAGGCTAACCTTGCTGAAGCATTACGGGCGCAGCGTGAGCGTCAAATAGAAAGCTATCGGGCGCAAATGGCTGACCTTGATGCTATCATTGCCAAGCGTGATGAGGCACAGGCAGCATTGCGCCGCGCTTATGATGCTGAAATTGCTCGCATTGACGATGAGATTAGCAAGCGTAATGGCAACATTCAATCGCTTGAAGAAGCATATTCAAGCCAAGCTAGTATACTGCAAGGCACGATTGACCAATTCCGCGACTTTGCATCATCACTGCGCGAATTTGCATCAACCATTATTCCTATGAATGGCACTGGCCCACAATCTTTGGAAGCCCTACGCCGCCGCTTTGCAGATGTTACACAGGCTGCTCTTAGTGGTGATACAGGGGCAATGAGCCAAGTAGTTGGCGTTGGTGGGCAATTGCGCGAAAGCATAATCGCAAACGCTTCTGACCGCACATCCATGCTGCGTCAGCTTTATGCACTACAGGCCCAAACCAACACGGTTGTCAGCGGTGCAGAAGACCAAGCGACTATTGCTGAGAGGCAACTTGCAGAAGCAAAGCTGCAAAGTGACCACCTTATCAGCATTGAAAATAAGGCTATTGCACAGCTTGAAGCGCAAAAGAGCGCGACTACTGCGCTGGTTGGTCAGTTTATCCAACTTACTGAAACCAACTTATCGCTTGATGAAGCTATCCGTCAGCTTCAAACAGCAGAGCAAGCAGCCCTTAGCGCAGAGCAACAGAAGGCTTATTTTCAAGGCCAGATTGATGCTCTAGCTGCCGTTGATGCAAGCGTGATGAGTGTTGAACAGGCCCAGCGCGAATTAGATGTGGCAAAGGCAGAGCGCGATACAGTGCTGGCCGATATTACTCAGCGCGGTTTTGCAGACCTAATTGCGGCTACACAGCAATCAGCCGCTCAAATGGCAAGCATTGCCATGTCTGCAATCAGCAATGCACAAGCATCGGCAGCACAAGCGCAAGCTGCTATAGCGGCGGCTACGGCGGCTGCGGCTGTTCGTCCTCCTGTTACTCCTCCTGTTGTGGCTGTTGCGCCTACTACTCCCCCAGTTGGCCCAACCTTGCCTGACTTAACCAATGTTATTCCATTCCCAGCCCAGCCTATCATGGATGGCGGTTTTGGTTCTATTTTTGGCAATTTTGACGGCTTGTCACTTCCTCAAAACTTTAATGGCGGCGGCGGCAGAGAATTTGGCCTTGATAATAATGTGCAACTATTTGCCAATGGCGGCTTCCATAGTGGTGGCCTCCGCATTGTTGGTGAAAATGGCCCTGAAATTGAAGCCACTGGGCCATCGCGCATTTACAACAGCAATCAGCTAGGCAATATGCTAAATCACGGCGCAACTGCTGATGAGGTAAAAGCTCTGCGCGACGAAATGAAAGTTGCAATGTATCAAATTGCCAAAAATACTGGTAAGAGCTATGACATTATAAACCGTTGGAATGGTGACGGATTGCCGCCTGAAAGGAATGTTGGCTAATGATTATTATTCAGCCCGTCCCTATCACTGCGGCAATGCTGACGGCATCTAACGTCCCTGAGACAGATGCCCCTGCTTGGACGGCTGGCACTTATACAATTGGACAGCAACGCATTTATGACCATCGTGTCTATGAGGTGATTGTAAGCAGCACGACTGCCCGTCCTGACATTGGTGCAGTTGCAACACCACCTACATGGCTAGACCTTGGGGCGACCAATCGCTTCAAGATGTTTGACCAAGTTATCAGCACCCAGACAGTCTATGCCGCTGAGATTGACGTTGAAATTACGCCAGCGGCAGTTGTCAATTCTGCTGCATTTTTTGGAATGTTGGGTAGCTCAATCACGCTCACAATGACCGACCCAGTTGACGGGCTGGTCTATACTGAAACAAGAAGCCTACAAGATAACACGTTAATTATTGACTGGTATCCTTACTTTTTTGAAGAAATTGCTTATTTACCTGACACCGTTTTTCTTAATCTTCCTGCATATGGAAGCGCGACATTAAACGCTGTAATTGATGGCGGTGCTGGTAATGCAAAGGTTGGTGAAGTTGTCATTGGTAAACAGCGTAGGATTGGCGTTACCAATTTTGGCAGTAGTGTTAGCATTCTAGACTATTCAATCAAATCTACTGATGATTTTGGCAATACAATCATTGTGCAGCGTGCTTATAGTAAGCGTGCGGATTATGACGTTACGGTTGAAACTTCGGCTGTTGCTGCCGTTCAGAAGGCGCTTGCCGATATTCGCACAACACCGACTGTTTTCGTTGGCGATGAAAACCGACCTGAAACTGTAGTCTATGGATTTTACAAGCAATTTAATATAGTGCTATCTACACCGAGCATATCAGATTGCTCCATTGAAGTTGAAGGATTGGTATAATGCCCGCACCACAGATTTCCCCGCTTCCTAATCCTCCATCTCGTTCGCAATCACCTGAGACATTCAGCGCAGATGCTGATGCCTTTCTGGGCGCTTTACCTGACTTTCAGGAAGAAGCTAATGACCAAGCTGATTATTTAGATGCGTTGGCAATTGCGGTTGATGCGGATGCTGTTGCGGCTGATGCTGATGCTGCGTCTGCCCTGTCAAGTAAGAATGCCGCTTTAGCATCTCAAACTGCCGCCGCTGTATCTGCTGCCGCCGCTTTGGTGAGCGAAAACGCTGCCGCTGCAAGTTTTGATAGTTTTGATGACCGCTACCTTGGTGCAAAAAGCAGTAACCCAAGCGTTGATAACGATGGCGGTGCGCTTTTGACGGGTGCGCTTTATTTTAACACGACATCAAACCAAATGCGCGTCTATAATGGCAGCGCATGGGAAGCTGCTTATTTGCCAGCCTCTGCGTATGTCCAAGGCCCAGCATCAGCCACGGCAGACAATATCGCTTTGTTTGATGGCACAACGGGTAAGGTGATTAAGGATGGCGGCAGTCTGTCGGCCTATGCGCCTCTTAGTGGCCCAACTTTTACAGGCACTGTCGTTTTGCCATCAACCACAAGCATTGGCACAGTAACATCAACCGAAATTGGTTATTTGGATAACGTCACAAGCGCAATCCAAACGCAGATAAATGCCAAGTCTGACATTGCATCACCTACCTTTACTGGCACTGCTACAACTGCAACGCTTGATGCCCTTGGTTCGGTTCGCAGTAACATCACAACCGTGGCGGCAAGTGCAGTAGACTGCTCTTTGGGCAACTACTTTATTAAGACCGCATCTGGCGCTCTGACTTGGACTGCTACCAATATCCCTGCCACTCGCGCCTATAGCTTCATTCTTGAACTTACAAATGGCGGCACAGGAACACAAACTTGGATGAGTGGGATTAAATGGCCCACAGGAACAGCACCAACACTTGTTGCCTCTGGCGTTGATGTGCTAGGCTTTATCACTGATGACGGTGGAACCACTTGGCGCGGCGTCCAACTTATGAAGGATAGCAAATAATGTTGGATAGAGTTTTTCTAAATGGCGGCTCTGGCGGCGGTGGATGGATTGGTATTCTTACATCTGGACAAATTGACGAACCCAACGGCATAACCTTGGATAACGATAAAAATATTTATCTCAACGGCTATACAACTAACCCAAGCACCCCTTATGGTTATGCTGTTATTAAATTAAGCAATCTTGGTGTAATACAATTTCAGAAAAAACTTTCTGTTAGTTATAATGCCTTTGGCTCCAGTGTTACTGTCGATAAAAATAATAATAGCCTTTATGCTATCGGGTATGCCTCACTAATTGGAGGAAGCAGAAGCCCAGTTTTGGCAAAATATAATTTGTCTGGAACACTTCAATGGCAGCGCGGTTTTGACCAAGCTTCAAGAGATGTATACACATCAGGGGTTACAACAGATAGCGGCGGTAACATCTATTTTTGCGGCCAAGGCCCTTGGACGGGAAATTCAAGTTACGATACAGGATATTATTCAAAATATAATTCTTCTGGAACTTTCCAAGTTATCAAAAACCTAAAAGTCTACACCAACGACCAAGTGCGTTCAGATGGCATGGCTTCTATTAAAGTTGATAATAGCGGGAATATTTTTACCGTAGGTTACACTTCGGACTATAGGCCACCCAATTACTTTCCAAGCCGCTATCCTAATACTTGGAATTTTATTGTTACGGCGAAATTTGATAGCGCAAACAACCTTTTGTGGCTTAAAAAACTTATGTCAGGGCCTAACGCTTATGGGAATGATAATGCGTTAAACAGTAGTGGCGATATTTATGTTGCAGGTCAAACAGGCTATAGTGGCACAACTCAATGCCTTCTTTTGAAATATAATACTTCTGGTTCTTTGCTATGGCAGCGAGAACTTGGCGACCCATCAAAAGACCAAGGGTGGCAAAAAATTGCTATTGATGGAAGCGGGAATGTTTATTGCGCTGGCTATTGCAATGTTACTAGTGATGCCGACATTCTTTTAGCAAAATATAATTCGTCTGGGGCGCTGCAATGGCAACGCAGATTTGGACGTAGTGGTGCTGGTGATTATTGTAATGGTTTAACTGTAGATAGCGATGGAAATTTGTATTTTTGCTCAAGCATTTCAACTAACAATGGAGATATGTTGGTTGCTAACTTGCCATCAGACGGTTCTGGAATGGGAACATATAGCGTAAATGGGACATCATTTACTTACGCTATTACTTCTTTAACAGATACCACACCTACTTATACTCATGACGCAGAAGCCTTTGCTGCTGGCGGAAACCTTAGCAATACTGGTCAGCAAAATACAAATCTTACGGATGGAAACTTATCTCTAACTTCAGTGGTGACCCAGATATGACTTATGCAAAAATTGAAAACGGCGCTCTTGTTGAATATCCTGTCGCAGAAGGTGACATTCGTCTGCGTTATCCAAATTGCAGCTTCCCAACTCCGTTTGTTGCGCCAGACGGGTATGAGCTTGTTCAGCAAACCCAATTCCCTGCTTTTGATTACACAAAGAATATAAGCGAGGGGATGCCACTATTGATTGCTGGCGTATGGACGCAAAATTGGGTTGTGACAGATGCAAGCCCATCAGAAATTGAGGCGCGAACCGAGCAGCAGTGGATGTCTGTTCGGGGTGAGCGCAACACTCAACTGGCTGAATGCGATTGGACGCAGCTTCCTGATGCGCCGCTGACTAACACTCAGACAGCAGAATGGGCTACATACCGTCAAGCGTTGCGGGATATTACAGACCAAGCAGACCCGTTCAACATTACTTGGCCCGAAAAGCCTGAATAATGGCCGCTCCTGACGTTCTTTCGCTTAAACTAGAAATGCTTCACAGCGATGTTGTGGAGGTTAAAACTGCGCTCAATAAACTGTCGGAGGCAATCACCAAATTGGCACTGGTTGAGCAACAGCAAACGCAAACGGCTGAAGCATTAGAGCGTGCATTTAAGACTATCTCTAAAATTGATGACCGCCTGTCTATGCTAGAAATGGCCGCACCAAAGACAGCAGAAACGTCAGGCTGGATGGACAGGTTCATTCTCGCCATCATTGTAGGCGCAATGGGCTTTCTTGGAACTAAACTAGGGGCGTTATGATATGCCGTTAATTAAAGGTTACTCATCTAAAAGCGTATCCACAAACATTAAGCGCGAAATGAAAAGCGGCAAAAGCCAAAAGCAATCCATTGCCATTGCGCTATCTGTTGCAGAAGAAGCCAAAAAGAAACGCAGAAAGCGTTAACCCCAGATGGCGTAATATATCACATAAAGCCAAGCGCAAAAGCCGTGAAATATAGCCCACATAATGCTTTGGTTAACGCTCCAACTGATAGCCACAGCCAAGCTTGCGCCAATTATTCCAAACCATTCTGCCAATTTCATTGTCTTGCCTTTTGCTAATACAGACTTTGTTGTGTATAAATTAAATTTCTGCTACGGCAATGAGATATTGTCATGGTGAGGCATTTATGAAACTAGCTCTTTTATTGCTGGCATCAATAGCCTTAATGGGCTGTCAAGACCGATACCGTTATGATTGCCAAGACCCTGATAACTGGCAGGAAGCGGAATGCAAAAAGCCCAAGTGCATTGCTATGGGTTATTGCACCGAATGGCTAATTAGAACTGGCGAGGCTGAAAATGCGGCCCCCTAAATACTGGTCACCTGAAGAACTATTGCGTTTTATCGTTGGCGTTGTGCTGTCGTTTACGTTGATGTTTATCGTGGCAACTGTGCTATACTCACTAATATTTGTTTCACAGCCAATGGAAGGTCAGTCTCCTAACGATGCTGAATTCTTTAAGCTCATAAATCCGATAGCTACGTTTATCGTAGGTGCATTGGCAGGACTTATGGCTGGGCAAGGTAGCGGCTCAATAAAGCCCAAAGAAAAGGAGATTAAACAAGATGAACTTCCTGAATAATTTTGAAAGCACTCAAGAAGGTGTCAACGATACCGTTGAGTTTGTCATTCGCGTGGCTATTGTCACCTTGTCTGCCGTTATTCTTGTGGTTGTTCTGGCGCTTGCCGTTGGCCTGTTTGTCTCAAATGACGTTGTTAGCAGCGCAGCTATCCTTGAAACGGTCAACCCCGCCTTTCAAACAATTATTGGCGCTCTTGTTGGGCTGCTTGGTGGCTTGAGCCTTAACGCCAATGCGCGTGACAAGGCAGGGGCTGTTGAGCCTGAAGAACCTACACCAGAGCCAGAAGTCGGTGAGTATAATCCCGTGCCGTTTGTTCGACCTGCTGGGACAATTTTCCCTAATGACGACATTGAAAAAGACGAAGACGAAGATGACGATATGGAGCCTTGGGAAAAGTATCGCAATGACTTGCGCTATGATGCCAATGGTGATGGCGTAGTTAATGAAGATGACTTTCCAGATTGGCGCAATGCTGGTGGCGTAAATGGCGGGTGACCTCTCTACCGTTGAGCTAATTGGGCAGCTTTGGCCTCTTGTTCTTGCGTTCATCACGCTGGTTATCATTCTCGCCAAAATGGACGTTCGCCTCGCCGTGGTTGAGGAGAAAATCAAGACGCTCTTTGAGCTATGGAATAATCGGAAGGACGATAAATGAGCCTTGTAAACCTTCAACAAAAGATAGGAATAACAGCAGATGGTGCGTTCGGCCCTACAACATTTAAGAAAGCTGCGGCTTTCTATAAATTATCGCCTAATCGTGCAGCGCATTTCTTCGCTCAAACAGCGCATGAAAGTGGCGGCTTCAAAGCTTTTAGCGAAAACCTTAACTATGGCGCGAAAGGTTTACGCAGCATCTTTAGGAAGTATTTCCCGACTGAAGCAATGGCTAGGGCGTATGAACGCCAGCCAAAAAAGATTGCTAATCGGGTATATGCAAACCGCATGGGCAATGGTGATGAAGCGTCTGGGGACGGGTGGAAATTCCGAGGACGGGGGGCGCTCCAATTAACTGGAAAATTTTCGTATCAGGCATTTGCTGATTACATTGGCCGTCCTGACATCATGACCAACCCAGACATTGTGGCAACCGAGCTTTGCTTTGAGAGCGCCCTTTGGTTTTTTGACCGCAACAAGCTTTGGGGCATCTGCGACCAAGGCACAGGGGACGGCGCAATACTTGCGTTGACAAAGCGCATTAACGGCGGAACGCATGGCCTAGATGACCGCAAGTTGAAAACAAGGAAGTATAAGCAATGGCTTTAATTCCTAATCCAGTAATGCTTTACGCATTAGGCGGCGCTCTTATTCTTGGTGCAGCCTCTGGCTACAAAGTCCGTGATTGGCAGTGCGATGCAGCTTTTGCAAAGGCGCTGGAAAAGGCTGAAAAGCTGCGTGTCAAAAAACAAGAGGTAGTAGACAATGTTTCACAAACCTACGAATCCGAACGAAATCAAGCCGATGTCGTGGCAACCGAACGAACCAACACCATTCGTGAAATATACAAAACGGTTCCTGCCATTGCTCCTGATTGCTCTGCTCCTGATGCTTTGCGCGGGTTGCTCGAAAGCAGTGTCCGTGACGCCAATGCCACTGCCGCCAGCGAACCTAGCGTCAAAGTGCCAAGCACTGCAAAATCCACCAATGGTATTGATTGACCCAGAGCGTGCGCTTTGGGAGGCTGATATCATTGCAAAGTATACAGATTGTAGTGTAAAGCACCATTTGACAGTTAAGGCATGGATTGATGCTGCATCTATAAAATAACTTAGATGCAAACATGATTGTCCGAAAGGCAAGCCAATGGCTTTTGCATTACAAGTTGACGAAAAGCTGTTTGAATATTGCACGCCTCGCCAACGCGAGATGCTGGAAGCAATTAACCTACATGGAAGCGCAAAGGCTGCATCACTAGCTTTAGGCATTAATGTGGGTGCGGCAAGTGACGCTTACATTGCAGTCAAAAAGAAAGCAGCGCGTTTTGGCTATGCACCAGAGCATGATTTCACCCGACCTGTCCCTGAAGGCTATGTAGCTAAGGGCGTCAGCACCTATTATAATGCTGAAGGCAAAGCGGCAGGACAATGGGTAAAGGCGTCACTAAGCCATGAGGCGCTTGTGGAGGCCATGAAGGAGGCAGTAGAGGGCTTTAAGGGTGAGATAGACCCAGCAAGCCCTATCGTTGCTCCATCGGCTTCTGACGAGCATCTGTGCAACCTTTATACGTTCACTGATTATCACCTTGGGATGCTGGCATGGCATAAAGAGGGTGGCAGTGATTGGAATGTATCTATTGCAGAAAAAACTATCGTTGCTGCTTTGGCACAAATGATAAATCAAAGCCCAAAGGCTCACACGGCTGTCTTAAACATCCAAGGCGACTTTCTGCATACTGATGGCAAGACGCCAGTAACGCCAGCGTCAAAGCACGTTCTGGATGCTGACAGCCGCTTCCCTAAGATACGCAAGTCGGCAATTCGCGTTATCCGCTCTCTGGTAGCAATGTCTTTGCAGCGCCATCAGGAAGTGCATTTGATTATAGCAGAAGGCAATCACGACGAAGAAAGTGCTGGCTGGCTGTCAGACTTGTTTGCGGTGCATTACGAAGAAGAACCGCGCATTAGTGTTAGCGATGCTGTCTTGCCCTTCTACGTCTTTGAATGGGGCGCTACCATGCTTGGCGTTCATCATGGGCACAAGGTCAAGAACGAGAGCCTACCGCTGCTGTTTGCGGCACAGTTTCCGCAAGAATGGGGCAGGACTACCCGCCGTGAGATACATTGCGGACATCGCCACCACAGGGACGAAAAAGAGTATAACGGTGTCACGGTAGTGCAGCATCCAACCTTAGCTGCTAGGGACGCTTATGCCGCCCGTGGTGGCTGGATTGCAGACCGTGCGGCATGGGCTATAACTTATCATAAAAGGTTCGGCGCTGTTGGTCGCGTAATGATTACCACCGAAATGCTTGACGTAAATTAACCCCACCAATCATCTTCCATCTCTTTGCGCTCTTGCGCGGTTGTTTTTGGTGCGGTTGCAAGTAAATAAGCCGTTAAGCCCAGCAGCCCCATGATTATAAAGAGTAATGGCGTATCGCTAGTCATTTGCTTTTTCCCTTTATTTCTACTTTCGTTTACCATTTTGCCTATACGCATGATATGCTGTTGTGCGGTTTCTCTCACTTGCCTTACTCTTTATCCAAGTCTGGTTATGAACGTAACACCATTCACAGTGCGGCACTTAAAGCATTTGCCATGTCGTATCGCATACTGTGACACATTTCGGCTAGTGCGCTTTGCCCAACCCTTTTCGGTGGCTGGCATAGTTTCTACATCACCGACAACCATTCTCCCCATTGGGTATGTCATTGGGCGGCTCATTTGCTCTGTGCCTTTTCTTGCTCTGCGCGTCTTTCGGCATATGTCTTGCCGTCTAAGCCTCTAAGCGGCCATGCGCTGTCTGATGATACACGGTAGGTCTTGCCCATAGGGGCTGCTTGTTTTGCCTTAATCATCTGCCAATACCTCTGGTGCTGGTTGCAAGCCTTCCATGAACTTTGCCCACACTGCTAAAGCGCCTTTTATGAATGGGCCATCATCCTGCTCACCATCTCTAATCTGGCGGATAAATTCTACATTGCCGTGCGTCATCTCTACATGGTCAGCAACTACACTTCTAAGCTCTACCAATGTCATTTTAAAATACCTTTTCTGTTACCAGCATAATTATCAATAGCGTGAGCCATGCGGTCACTGCCCAAAATTGAAGCTTTGTTACTTTAGTCATTTTATGCTTCCCGTTGAATGTAAAGTGCTTCTTCAAGCAATTCGTTTTGAATGTCGCGTAATTGGTTAAGCCGTGCGTAGTGCTTATCGCGGTCTGCAATGCATTGGCTAAGGTCGTTTGGATAGTCACGGCCATTTGGCGTTACCAGCTTGAGAATTTTGATGGCGCTTTCCAGTGCGTCGATTGCATCAATGCGGCCTCGCATTAAATCTTCTTTGCTTGAGCCGTTAATATTAATGGTTGGCTTAATCATGCTGCATACTCCACATAAACGCCGCGCATTTCAGCATCACCATGCCAAGGACGCTTTACTTGAATTGTGCGGCCATCAAGCGCAATAATATTTTTTGCGATTTGATTTGGCGAAAGAAAATACATTGCCAGCGCGTTTTTGCATAAGCCAGTAAGAGCTTGGACTTCTGTTTGTGGAATATCGTATGTCATTATCAGTCTCCTAAATGGCGGGATTATTCCCTTGCTGATGCCCTCTTATAAAAGCGCATTTTGTAAAATAAAAGCGTTTTTTTCATATTATGCAAAAATAATGGCGGGAAGCGCATTGCCACCCGCCATCTGGCTTAGAATAACGTGGGTTGCAAAGAATATTGCCACCCGTATTTTTTGATAACCGCCATTAGGCTTTCTTTAGTTAGCGTATGATGCCCAGCCTTTAATTGCGCTTTCAACAATGCTTCAGAACCATGTATGATAGCCTGATTGCTTTGCCTGTAACGAGTTTCTAAATATTCAGACGGAGCTGGAATATTCCTCATGCGCTTTGGCAATTCAGGGCGCGATTTAGTTATCATATTTGCTAACCTCAAAATGGCGCATCGTCTAACTCATCCCATGATGAGCCATCCGTATGCTTGATTGCAACAGGCGCACCAGCTTCAGAACGTGGCGCTGTATCAATGCTGCCAACTCGCACATTGAACTGTGGCTTGCCTTCATATTCGTCGTGCGTAAGCTCGCCAGATACAAAAACCTTAGTGCCTTTCTTTAAGCTGCCAGCAAACACTTCCGCTGCCTTGCCCCACAAGCTGCAACGATACCAAACACTGCCAGCATCTTTGCCAAAGCCATTCTTTACGCCAACATTAAAGCTAAGAACCTTGCTGTCGCGAGTGTCGCGCAACTCAGCATCCTTGCCAATGTTTCCAGATATTGTGATATTCTGCATAATATTCCCCTTAGCCGCCTAGTGCGTTCATGTATGTTTCAAGCAGGGCTTCGTATTCTGCCCGTTCGTGGTTTTCCATCTTACGAAGGCGTATAACGGCACGCAAGATTTTAACGTCATATCCGTGCGATTTTGCTTCGCCGTAAATGTCTTTAATGTCATCTGTAACGCTTTTCTTTTCAATTTCCATGCGTTCAATGCGCTCAATCAACAGGCGCAACATATCGTCGGTATTATCACTCATATTCTTCACTCCATTTTATATTATGCTTGCTTGCGTATGCGTAAATAAACTCAATCAAGTCTGACATCTCTGGCTTGGTTAGCCTTGATGTTCTAAACCCTATCGGGAAGGGCTGGTTATCCAACCCCATCTCAAATTTAACTTCATGCCCTAGTGCTGCCATAAAGATGCATTTCCACACTTCTGGTATGTGCATTCTGCCTTCTGGTTTTGCTCGACTAATATCAGATAGCATGGCCCACATTTTTGCATTCTGGTCATCGCTGCGCTTGGCGGCACTGACTTTGACAACTGCATCTACTGGAGCATGGTCGATAAGCTGGTGGGCTAATCGTCTTTGATGCTCACCGCGAAGCCAGACTGTTTGAGTCATACAGGTGGACTTTCGCCACTATGCGGAACTAAATGAGCCCCGTTCTGAATAGCATCCGCTGCATACTTACAAGCTTCTGCGTGCCAGTCGTGCTTACCCTTGGTTGTGCCATAAAATTTAGCCCAGCTTTTATGAATAATTTCTGTTTCTCGCAAATAAGCAACAATGGCTGCACGTTCTTGTTCTGCGATATTCATGATTGCGCCTCCTTAATCTCTTTTGCTTTTGGACTAGCTTTGCAAAACGCCTCAATCAAGCCTTCAATGTCAATGCCTTTCCAGAAGGTCTGCTCACCAACTGTATGCTGTTGATTGTGATGATTGCGGCATAATGGAACTACTCGCCAATCATTTGGCTTTTGTCCCATGCCTGTGCTGCTTCCAAAGCGGACATGGGCGCATTCAATAGGCATTTCTTCACAGCCATTAATACAGCAATGAAATGACCTAATAAAATTTAGATGCCCTTGTGACCGCCACCTTGCCGTGCGCCTTGGCTTCTTGGCAATGCGGTTAGGCAGCATTTTCTAGCTCTAAGGTATATTCAGCAATAAGAAGTGGCTCACCAAATCTATTAACCACTTCAATTCGCTTGGTATCTATTTTATGGCCTTCCTGCCGCAAGTCATAAATCACGGCGCTAAGGCGATAAATGCCAAGGTCGCGCCATGCTTCTAATGGTTGAATTGTGCCTTTTTCTTTAAGGTGCGATAAAACTCTATCCATTTGTGCCATTATGCGTCTCCAATTTCATTTAGTTTTTTTACGTCAGCTTCTACCTCTGAAAGAAACGTGCTGACTTCCGCTTCCAAGATTGCCAGCATATCGTTGTCACGCTCTACCCGCTGCACATAAAGCGTAAGGTGGTCTGGCATTCGTGGGTCGAAACTCACAAAGTCACACCACTGGCGGTCAGCACAGGCCATCTGCCATTGCATCTGCAAAAGATACTTATGGGCAACCTGATTGCTTTTTAGCGTTTCGATATGCGTGGCTGAATTAGGGCACTTAATCTCTAAGCACCCATTATCATCCACAAGCCCGTCAGGGCTGGCGTGAGAGCCAATAATGGTCGGGTGCTTATACAAGCCCACCTCAACCACATTACGCCCTGTAAGAAAGCTATAGGCTATTCTGGCTTCTTCCTCTTTTTCCACTCCCCATAACATTGCTGCACTGGTAAAGCTTTCTTCTTGCTGGCCTGTTAGCCGTTCGACCACCAGCTTGGCGCGAAGGTTAGCGCGTGACGCTCCCCAGCCTGATTTTGTCTTAGCTAGAGCGTCTGCTAGTTGGGAAGCGCCAAGGCTTCCACAACGTGCTGCAAACCATTCTGCGCTGCGTTGGATAATAGCTGCGTCTGTCATGCCAGCTTCTTTTCTAATGCAGACTTAACTATATCGAAGCGGCTTTCTTGCAATTCCGCAAGTGCGTCGATTTTATAATGCTTACAGAGTAAGGCTTTGTCGGTGTTGGTCTTGTCTACTAAGGCTTGCAATTCATCAAACTGCGCTTTGCTAATAAACTTATCCCGTGGCGCTGGTTCGCTCTTGCCTGTCGTAGCATCTAAAGCGTCATGCTCGACGATGCAAAGGGCTGCTGTCCAGAGGTATCGGGTGCTGTATGTCTCGCAAGCACCAATGTTTTGTATTTCGTGGCAACCTTTAAGATTAGCAGAACCCATTGGGCTATGAATGATAACTTGCGTGCCATCTTCAACATCGACAATGTGCATTGAAGCTGTGGTTTCGGAAAAACTGATAATAGCGCACAACCCGACATCGTTAAAAATGCGAAGGGCGGGAATTACAAAGTCCGATAGCTCAAAATATTTGTAACCCGCAAACGTGTTATGACCTGACTTTTTAAGCGGTAAAGCATGGAAGGCAACTCGTGCCTCATTGATTTTTTTATGCACTGGCATTGTGGTATCTCCTTTTATTTGCCAAACCCCTTGTAATCAATTTGCATAAGATTAAAAGCTCTTTTTATTATCAGCCGAAAGAAAGTTTAATATGACCACTGTTCAACAAACGATTGCCGACTTTTTTACCGTAGCAAAGCTGCATAAAATCAGGGCTTACCAGATAGCCAACGAAGCTGGCATTACCCGTGTCACGCTATCAAACTGGAAAACTGACAGGTGCGAACCAACTCTGGCTGCATGGTTGCAAGCCAATGACGCACTGGACCGTTTGATTGAGAGCAAATTAAACGCATGAAACGCTTCGGCAAGTATCGGGCAGTTAAGTCGCAATGCAATGCTGGTCATACTCATGACAGCAAACGGGAAGCCATTAGGTGTAATGAACTGCATCTAATGCAAGCGGCTGGTGAGATTACTGAACTGACGGTGCATCCTCAATACTGGTTTGTCATCAATGGCCGTCAGCTAAAGCATCCCAATGGTAGGCGCGTGGGCTACAAGTCTGACTTTGAATATAACGAAAATGGCATATGGGTCACTGAGGATGTAAAAGGGGTAATCGTTCGGGATTGGCCTCTGCGCCGCGCTGTGTTTATTGCGCTATTCCCAAATTACTTTTTGCGCGAAACAAAGTAAAAAAATGGGTGACCGAAGCCACCCAAGTCCGTTGGTAAGGAGAATACCTGACACGCTTAATACGCTATCAGCGTATCATCCGTCAATGCTCGATAAAAATCGCTTTTATAAATCACTAAATTGGCTTATAAAGAGCAAGCGGGGAGTGCCCAAGAGAGGAAAGGCACTCAACCCGCTCTAACAACGCCTAGACAAGAAAGGCATCGCTGTAATGAGTAATACACGCCACAAAACTATTGTGCAAGGGGCTTTGAAATGAGCGCCCATCACTTTGACCCTAACATTGCTGCACAGGTAGGCTGCAACGCCGCCGTGATTTATCAGAACCTGTTTTACTGGGCCGAAAAGAATGCCGCCAATGATAGGCATTTCTATGACGGTAGATGGTGGACATACAACAGCATCACGGCATTTGCTGAACTGTTCCCATACCTCACTGGCAAGCAAATTCGAACCGCTTTAGATAAGCTTGAGAGCAGCGGATTGATAGTCAGCGGGTGTTATAACAAGTCCGCTTATGACCGCACAAAATGGTATTCACCGACTTGCCTTAACCTGAAAACCCATTTGCCCAAAAAGTCAAATGAACTGGCCCAAAAGGGCAAACCAATACCAGATATAAACACAAATAATAAACCAGATATAATTATAGAGGGATATCCGCTTTGGATGCCGATAGATGCTTGGCAGGGTTGGGTAGAAATGCGGAAGCAGCGCAAGAGACCATTGACCGATAGGGCCAAGACAAGGGCAATCAATAAACTCGAGGCTCTGCACACCGCTGGGCATGACATAGCTGAATTGCTAGACCGTTCGACAATTAACGGCTGGCTTGATATATACGAACCGAAAGGTCTGAAAAATGCAGGAAATAGCCAACACGCAGCAGAGCCAACCAACCCAATGGTTAGAGCCGTATTTGCCAGCCAAGCTAGACGAACTTCTAATGGGCGACCATCTGCCGACGATTGGGCCTAAAACCGCAGAGGTATTGCAACAGTTTGTGGATGCCGCACGGCCACCCATGCCAGAGCGCGAACAGGTTGAAGTGATGATTGCCAAGCTATCATTGGCGACTGCAAATCAGAAGCGCAGCATTCAGGAAGAAACCGAACGGCTAGAACTTTATTGGATAACCCTTCGCATTTATCCCTTGGTTGATTTACGTAGTGCATTCATTAAACTGTTACGGACTTGCAAGTTTATGCCAACGCCAGCCGAAATTGATACGGTAGTGCAAGAGGAAGGTTACGGAAGGCGGCGAAGAATAGGCAGAGCAAAATATCTTATTCAGATACACAAGCGCGAGTATGTGCCGCTGCTTGAATATGTTACGCCAGAGGAACTGGCAGACCTAAGGAGCAATTTGGAAATTGGCACAAACCACAAATAGCGCGGCCACCAGATTAATGTGCGACCTTATGCGGTATCAATCAGGGCGGTTAACAATGAATGACATCCGCAAGCATTGGGCCAAAGGCCAGTATGCAGGAGCGCCAGAGGCATGGGCGTTAGAAGCCATAGCGCACGCAAGGCGGCAGAAATAAAAATGGCCCCACCAGTTAAGGCAGGGCCATGTTTTTATCAGTAAGCCATTGGGTGCTTGTAAGGCTTCAATACCACTTCACGACATTCAAGGTATTGCACTGGAAACTCATCTTTGTTGTCTCCAATAATTTCATGGTCTTGAAAATAGCAAACGTCATTTCCAGTAACATCATAGCAGTTAATTGGCATTGTTTTGCCATCAAGCATAAAAACGCTACCCCAATCTCGCTCTAGGCTAATCTTGCATAACCTTACAGCTTCTGGAATGTTGTCTGCTCTACCAAACGATGAACCGCCCATAATAAAACAGACTGCAAGTATGTCTTTTTCCATTGGTATTCTCCTATTCAATTGTCAAAGAGCGGGGCGTGGCCCCATCAACAGCCTTTTGCTGCTGACAAAATCCTTTTACCAAAGTTTAAACATAATGTCAAACGCTTTTTTCATCCCAAAGAAAAATGACATACATTGAAAAAAGAATTTGACAGAAAAAATCGATGCTCATATAAGGGGGCATCAGCAAGGGGCAGCGCCCCGCCACATAAGGAAACGACTATGGCTTACAAAATTCACCTTCTTGTTTCGGTAAAAGGCAAGACTGCTTGCAACGCCAGCGCAATTGGAAATGGCAAGATGATTTTTAATTCGCGTAAAGCGATGGAATTTATTCCTGATAGCCACAAAGTAAACCCAGACGATTTTCGCGCTGCACCAGCTTCTGACCGTTGCGCTCATTGCAGTGACAAGTTTCTTGAAACAATGAACCGCCGCCGTAAAATGAATGGCTTGCCATTGTATGCAAATGTATGGACTAAAGAGTTAGCATAAACCCAACGGGGGCTTCGGCCCCCATCCACCAGAGGCCAAGCCTCGCCAATACGGAGATGTAAAATGATTATATTTGTTGGAGACTACGTTAAAACAAGAGCGGATGGCGCTTGGCACGAAGTGCGACACACTGACGGTAATATGCTTATTTTACTGGATAATGGCTTCCTGACATACGCTGACGAAAGCCACATTGATGCGTGTTTGTCCGCTGATGAATACGAAGTATATGAATACAACAAACGTGCTGATGCTCGCCGTCAGGCATGGGTTGATAAGGAGTTTGCAGCATGAGCCAGAACCTCACAGACCTAGCGCAAGCCGCTATCGACGCTCTAAACGCTTACAACGCAGAGCATAAGCGCCAGAAAGCCCAATGGGTAGCATCGCGCTATGCTATGGCTTTTAACGGCAAGGCTTTTGGCATTAGCGATGAGCAAGAGATTGAATTGCTAACAGCTATTGTCGATTATGACGAAGACCCTGCTGGCACATTGCAGGAACTGGCATTTGAGTTTGAAGATAATGCTGGCGCAAACGAAGCGGATTACCGCTACGAAGAAATGCGCTCTAGTGAATTGTTAGAAGGTTTAGGATATGGAAATGTTTGAAGACGATTTCATCTGGGAAGAAGAAGAAATAGTGCTTGTTGACAGTCGCGGCATGACGCCAAGGCAATCAAATATGATGGAAATGGAGGCCATTGCTAAACAGTATGGCTACACAGCGGAAGACATAATAGGTAAGAACCGCATGAAAAAGCTTGTTGCAGTGCGGCGTAAATGTGCTGTTATGCTGCGTGAAAAGGGCTACTCTACTACAGAGATTGGACGTATTATGAACCGCGACCACAGCACCATTGTTCATTCCCTGCAAAAGAGCAGGGCAGAGGCATGACCCCCGACAAGCTTAAACTGGCCCGTTACCGCATGGGCTTTAGCATAAACGACATGGCCGCTGCATTGCGCCTGTCTGAAGCCAATGGCGGCACAACCATTCGCAAGATGGAAGCTGGCAAGATAAACATTACTGGCCCTATAATGGTTGCAGTTGATGCCATGCTTAAGGGCTATGACCCGTTTGAGGATGATTATTATGAAGACGAATGACTATCAAGTCGGCGGTGACCATTACGCATTAAAGGCTGTGCAACCTTGGGATGCAATGGAAGCATGGATGAGCAAAGAAGCATTTGCTGGCTATTTGCACGGTAATTGTATAAAATACTTAGCAAGGTATCTCGACAAGAACGGGGTGCAAGACCTAAAGAAGTGTCAACATTATCTCGCAAAGCTTATTGAAATAGAGGAAGGCAGCAAGATTATAGATGACGCAGCCGACAAAGACGATGGCAAGGTGGGCTATGGTAAGCCACCAAAGCATAGTCGCTTTAAGGCTGGACAGTCAGGTAACCCAAAGGGCCGTCCCAAAGGTCAAAGTAACCTTACCAAACTAATTGAGCTAGAGGTTAAAAGGAACATGATAGCTGAGAACATATTGCAATTCCAAGATGGCCGTGAAGCTGCAATATTTGGGCTTTCACGGGATACACGGCGCAGCAAAGATTGGCTAAAAGGCTATGACCAAGTAAAGGCAGATGCCAATGATTGAGCAATCTGTTGATGACATTAGCATAATCGAAATTTGGCATGGGCAAATTGCATTACTAAGCAAGGACAGAATTGCTAATATTTTTTATACGCCCAAAGAAGCTGTTATGGTTCTCAAACATCTTTCGCCGTATGGAGACAAAATGGACACATACACCAAGTCCCTTTTTTGTGCGATAGAGAAGGGTGTTGAAATGCTAGAGAGCTATGACAAAGCAAGGGCAGAAGCTAATGAGTAAGCTGACGGCAAAGCAGGAAACATTTGCTCAGTGCATTGCCAATGGCGATGACCAAGCGACTGCCTATCGCACAGCCTACGATGCCGCGACTATGAAAGACGCAAGCGTTTACATTCAAGCATCAAGGCTAATCAAAGACCCTAAGATTACCCTAAGGGTGGATGAATTAAAGGCTGAAGTGGCTCAACAGCACCTATGGACACGCGAAATGTCGGTGCTGGGCCTCATTCAAGCATTTGAGGTAGCTAATGCAGAGAAGTCACCATCAGGCATGACAGGGGCTGTAAAAGAGCTAAACATTATGCACGGCTTCAACCAGCCTACCAAGGTTTCGGTTGATTTGCAGTTTAAGCCCATCACGGACGAAGATTGGCTTTGACCTTTACTGAAAGCCAGAGAGAGTTCGTATTTAGCCAAGAGCCATTCCCTGCCTTTGTCGGCGGCTTTGGTTCGGGAAAGACTGCTGCTGGCATTGCACGCATTATGCGGCTTAAGAGATATTGCCCGTATCAGGATGTTGCATATTACTTGCCTACATATCCGCTGATTGAAGACATTGCCTTCCAACGCTTCCCCGCCCTGTTTGAAAAGAACAACATCCCATTCAAGCTAAACCAGCAAAAGGCGGTAATGGAAACAGAACTGGGCCGCATTATTTTTCGCAACATGGAACAACCTGACCGCATTGTTGGTTATGAGGTAGCACATAGCGTGGTTGATGAACTCGATACGCTGCCACTCGACAAGGCCCGTGCCGTTTGGAATAAGATTATTGCCCGTAATCGGCAGAAGGCATTCACGGTATCTGGCAAGCCTGTTCAAAACACTGTTGGTGTAGCTACAACACCAGAAGGCTTTCGTTTTGTCTATGACCGCTGGGTAAAGAACAAGGCAGAGGGCTATGCGCTTTATAGGGCTAAGACTGCTGACAACGCAGCCAACCTACCAGCCGATTACATCAAGAACTTGCAGAACAGCTATTCGTCAAGCCTATTAGCCGCATATCTGGATGGCGAGTTTGTCAACCTTACGGCTGGCAGCGTCTACCCAGAGTTTGACCGCAAACTAAATTATACCCTTGAGCGCATACAGCCAAGAGAAAATTTACATATCGGGCTAGACTTTAACGTCAACAACATGAGCGCCATTGTCTGCGTTATCCGTAACAACAACCCGCTGGCACTTGATGAGCTAACAGGCGTTAGAGACACGCCAACGATGATTAGGGCGCTACTAGAGCGTTACCAAGGGCATCAGATAACAGTTTACCCAGATGCGTCAGGCGGGGCTACCAAGAGCGTTAATGCCAGCTTATCGGATATAACTTTGCTGCGCTCCGCTAATTTCACAGTGCTTGCCCCGAATAAGAACCCCGCCGTTAAGGACAGAGTGATTGCGCTCAACCAAATTATTCACAATCAAGGCGTAAGACGATTACTGGTAAACCCCGACAAATGCCCTAACCTAATTGAAGGATTAGAGCGGCAAGCCTACAATAAATCAGGTGAACCAGATAAAACGGCTGGGCTTGACCACTTAAACGATGCCATTGGCTATTTTATTGCATATAAGTATGCTATTGGTAGAGGAACGGTTTCCTTCGCTCAAATATCTGGGGTGTAAATGTCTGTCTCCAACACGAACACCGAATACGATGCTAATCGCTTTAAATGGAAGCGTTGCCGCGATGTTATATCTGGCCGCGATGCTTTAATCCAGAACTACGTTAGCAATACACGCTATTCTGGTAGCCTTTATAATCCGTCATTCGATACTAATAATTATCTGCCAAGGCTGACAGGCCAAACAGATGTTGAGTATATCACTTATCAAGAGCGTGCTGCTTTCTTTAACGCAAGCGCACGAACACTTGACGCCTTCACAGGCATGATATTCTCTAAAGACCCAGTGTATAGACTACCGACTGCCATTGAGCCTTACGCTAATGACATTACGCTTTCTGGCGATAACTTGCGTGAGTTTGCGGAACAGGTTGTTGAACAACAGATTGCCGTAGGTCGCGTTGGCATCATGGTTGATTATCCAGCCAATGCACCAACAAACATTACGATTGCCGCCGCTGAAGCTTTGAACATCCGCCCATTCTTGCGGTATTACACTGCCGAAAGCATCATTAACTGGCGCACTAGCTACATTAATGGCGCACAGGTTCTGACAATGGTTGTGCTTAAAGAAACCGTTGATGTTGCTGAAGATGAATTTACATCCAATCAAGTTGTGCAATACAGAGTGCTTGACCTTACGGAACAGGGCTATCGCGTGCGCGTTATGGATGACGCAAATGCACTCATTAGCGAAATGTATCCGATACAGAACGGTGGGCCGCTATCGTATATTCCGTTCGTTATCCTTGGTGCTAACAGCGCGACATCAACAGTGCAGAAGCCACCATTGCTTGACCTTGTGGACACTAACCTTGCTCACTACCGCAACAGTGCAGACTATGAGCATGGCTTGCACTTTACTGGATTGCCAACCCCATACGTTGCTGGCGTGCAGCTACCAGAAGGCGCAACGCTTGCTGTAGGCTCAATGAGCGCATGGGTATTCCCTGACCCTTCAGCTAATGCTGGCTATCTTGAGTTTAAGGGCGATGGCCTAAAGACATTGCGCGAAGCCCTGAAGGACAAAGAACAGCGCATGGCTGTATTGGGCGCACGGATGCTTGCCGACGATAAGCGCACTGCTGAAGCCTTTGGCACGGTAGAATTAAAGACTGCTGGCGAACGCTCTATCCTTGCGTCAATAAGCCGCTCTGCATCTGATAGCATTACCCGTGCATTAAACTGGATGGCTGAATGGGTAGGCGCACCACAGGACGTTGAATTTAACCTCAACACTGACTTTGGCGCAGCGCGTATGGCTCCACAGATGGTAACCGCATTGCTTGGCGCATATCAAGGCGATGCAATGCCGCTTTCGGTCTTGTTCGATAACTTCCAGCGCGGTGAGCTTATCTCGCCAGACATGGAGTTTGAAGAATACGAAGCGCAGTTGGATGACTCTGGCCCATCTTTCACACAAGATGCTTTGGTCGAGCCAGAGGAAGATGACAACAGCCGCGATGTAGAAGAACAATCTATGATGAGCGCGATACGGCAAAAGCTAGGACTTTAAATGGCTATTAGTGGTGAGATTGTCGGCGTTCTGGTTGAGGCCATTGCCGCTTTAAACGTGCGCGTAGATGGTGTTGCGTCTAAGCAGCTTATTCAAAGTGCGACAAATGAAGCCAATGGTATTATTGAGCAGAAAATAGACGTTATCATTGATAGCCAAATAAAAAACGCTGCTGAATTATGGCTGCGCGAAAACTTTGAGCAACCTATAAATGGCGTAGACGGCGTAGATGGTAAAGATGGCGTTGATGGCCGCACGCCTACAGATGATGAAATACAAGTTGCCGTAGAAATATGGTTCGCCATTAACCGTGATACGTTAATCGGACAGGCTGGGAAAGACGGCAAGGATGGAAAAGATGGCGTCGATGGCAAAGACGGCAAAGATGGCATTAATGGCAAGGACGGAGTTGATGGTTCTGCTGGCGTAGGCATAGCCCTTATTGAGCAGCGCGAGGATAACTCATTCTATATCACACTAACGGATGGGCAAGAGTTTAAGATTGACTTGCCAATTGCAAAAATGAGCGGATTTTTTGGCGGCGGAGGTAGTGGCGGCGGTGCAAATGAATTATCTGATTTAGAAGATGTTGCAATCGCAGATGCTGCTGACCTTGACATTTTGCAATATAATCTTTCAACATCAAAATGGACTAACACTGCTGGCGTATTTGACGGCGGAACTTATTAAATAAAGTAGCCCAGCTATATAGCGCAGAGGGAAAGCCAAATGGCACTAATGAAGTTTAAACGTAGCGCGGTTCCAGCAAAGATTCCAAGCGTAGGCGACCTTGTGTTGGGTGAACTTGCTATCAATACTTATGATGGCAAGGTATACACTAAGAAAGATGACGGCACACAGAGCATCGTTGAAGTCGGCGCTGATGGTGCTGGAACTGTTACAAGCGTATCAGGCACAGGCAGCGTTAGTGGATTAACTTTAACAGGCACAGTAACAACATCTGGTTCACTGACGCTTGGCGGAACGCTTTCCCTTACGTCAACCAACGTCACAGATGCTTTAGGCTACACGCCAGCAACAGCGGCGCAAGGAACTAAGGCTGATACGGCTGTTCAAACCATTGCATCTGCTGATGGCTCTGTAACTATTACTGGAACAACGGAGATAGACCTATCGGTTGCCGTTGCTGGTTCAACAACCAATGTGCTTTTGCCAATCCGCAATAATACGGGCGCAACGCTAACAAAAGGCACGGCTGTATATATTAGCGGCGCTACTGGTCAGCTTTCTACTGTCAGCAAGGCACTTGCTACCAGCGATGCAACGTCAGCGCAAACGCTTGGCTTGGTCACAGCCAACATCTCCAACAATTCAAATGGCAATGTGACGCTAATTGGAACCATCACTAACATTAATACATCTGCCTACACGGATGGCGCTCAATTATATCTAAGCCCCACAACGGCTGGAACACTGACAGCAACCAAGCCCCATGCGCCACAGCATTTGGTTTACGTTGCTATTGTTGAACACGCTCACCCTACGCAGGGTAAATTATTCGTCAAAGTGCAAAACGGCTATGAGATGGATGAGCTACACGATGTGGCGGCTCAAAACCCAAGCAACGGTCAAACTATCGTTTACAACAGCACTAATGGGCTTTGGGAAAAGAACACTGTATCTCTAGCAATCGGCGTTAATGGCACATTGCCTGTCGCAAACGGAGGCACGGGCGCAACAACCCTTACTGGATACATTAAGGGTAGTGGCACAAGTGCGATGACGGCTTCGGCTGCAATCCCAGTGGCTGATGTCACAGGAGCAGCGCCACTGGACTCACCTACGTTTACAGGCACAATTACAGCGGCAACCGCCGACCTTCTTGGTTCAGTGCGTGGAAGCGTCACCACAGTAGCGGCAAGTGCCATCAATTGCTCCTCTGGGAATTACTTCATAAAGACTGCATCTGGCGCTCTTACATGGACTGCAACAAACGTCCCTGCATCGCGCTCTTACAGCTTTATCCTTGAACTAACCAACGGCGGCACTGGCACGCAAACTTGGTTTAGTGGCATTAAGTGGCCTAGCGGCACAGCCCCTTCGCTTACGGCATCAGGTGTTGACGTTCTGGGCTTTATTACTGACGATGGTGGCACAACGTGGCGTGGCGTTCAACTTATGAAAGATAGTAAATAATGACTGTCTGGCTTAAGGCGCTATGAGCGTATCAGACCAACTGCATGACCTAATAATCATTCGGCAACTGCTTTTGCAGCGGATTATTGGTGGGCAGGATGCGTCTATAAACAAGCAATTGGACGCCTTAGCTGCGTCAATTGAAAAGGCGCTAAAGGGTGATGACCTTACTACTTACAAAGGCAAGCGCCTAGCAAAAGCCATTGATGAGCTAAAGGCTATGGTTTCTATAACGCCACCAGACCTTTCGGACTTAGCAAAGGCTGAAGCATCATTCCTGCAAAGCGCGTTTGTGTCGGTAGGAATAGACACGGTTATACCGCCAGCATCTGTTGTTGATACGATTGCTAAGTCTGCGCTCATACAGGGCGCGACAATAGGCGAATGGTTTAGCAGATTAAACGAGTCGGCAAGGTTTGACATTGAGCGTGCCATTAAGAATGGCGTAACGCTTGGGCAGACCAACAGAGAAATAGCTAAGGCCATTGTCGGCAACGGCTCTGACAAAGGCCCACAGGCACTTGCTAAGGCACGGCGCGATGCAATGGCTATAACCCGCACTGGTGTTCAAACAATTGCAAATGAGGCTCGCATGGCTGGCCTTATGGAAAATCAAGACATTATTAAAGCAGTGCAATGGGTATCGACATTAGATAGCCGCACCAGTGAAATATGTATTGCACGCTCTGGCAAAACGTGGACATTTCCAGAGTTTAAGCCAATAGGACATTCTATACCTTGGAATGGTGGCCCTCCTGCCCATTGGTCTTGTAGGTCAAGCTATGTGCCAATAACAAAATCATTTGCTGAAATACGCAATGAGCCCGTGGCAAAAGAAATAGCGCAAACAACCCGTGCTAGTATGAACGGGCAAGTTGCTGCTGATTTATCATTCGACCAATTCTTAAAAAATAAGCCAGCATCATTCGCTGACCAGATGCTTGGTAAAGGTAAGGCTGAATTGTGGCGTGCTGGTAAAATAACGCTATCACAATTATTAGACCAGCGTGGCAATCCACTTACACTGACACAATTATCACGGCTATAGTATTATTGTCTGTAGCATGATAATAAAAGAAATATGCGGAGGCCGTGCCAAAGCATTAACCGCCCCCGAGGGGCAACATTAGTCCAGAGGACAAACACTATGAGTGAAGAACGGATAGCAGAGTTAGAAGCCGCAATGGAGGCGCTGAGTGCCAAAAACCGCGAACTTCTAGGAGAAGTTAAAATTACCAGAGCGAAAGCAAAGGGAGTTGAAATAGACCCAAACGATTTTATGGCGCTTCAAACTGAAAATGAAACGCTTAAATTGCAACTCGATAAAACGACCAAGGATAGCACTAAAACGATTGAAACATTGCAGACAAGCCTGACAGAAAAGGACGGCGCACTGCAATCTTACTTAATCGACAACGGGCTAAACGATGCAATGCTTAAAGCTGGTATTAAAGCTGAATTCATGGCCGCTGCAAAAGCCATGTTAAAGTCTCAAACCAAGCTAACGGCGGAGAATGGTCAATATTCTGCACTTATGGGTGATAAGCCGCTGAATGATGCAATTGCTGAATGGGCCGCTGGCGATGAAGGTAAGCACTTTGTTTCCGCACCCGCTAACTCTGGTGGTGGAGCCACTGGCGGAACAGGCAATGGCATTCCTATTGCACCCAAGGGCAACCTTGGTGGCGACAAGGTGCAGCGAGCAAACGCAATTAAACAAATGTTCCCTGACCTTCAATAAGGATTTTAAGTTATGTCACTTTCGCAAATGAAAGTATTCAATGAATACGTAATGCCAGCCACCATTGAGACACTGGCTCAAATGGTTGACAAGTTTAACGCAGCATCGAACGGCGCAATCCGTTTGACCACAACTGGCTTTGACGGCGATTTCTATCAAGAGTCGTTCTTCGCTGCCATCCACTCTGCACAGCGTCGAGTTGACCGTTATGCTGCACAGGGCACGCCTACTGCAACTGACCTTACCCAGCTTCAGTTGAACGGCGTCAAGGTTGCTGGTGGTTTCGGCCCAATCCGCTTTGAGCCTTCGCAGCTTACTTGGTTGCAGAAGCCAACATCGGAAGGCATTGAAGTTGCATCGCGTAACTTTGCTGAAGCACTGATGGCTGACCAGTTGAACACTGCAATCGCTGCCCTTCGTGCTGCAATCGTAAACCAAGGCGCTGCAACAGTCGTAGACGTTTCGGGAACTGGCCCTATCACTTATGGCACGATGAACAGCGCCAATGCTTTGTTTGGTGACCATTCGTCAAGCATTGTTGCTAACGTCATCAACGGCTCAACCTTCCACAAGCTAATTGGTCAGAACCTGACCAATGGCGCTCAGTTGTTTGTTGCACAGAATGTTCAGGTTGTTGACATCCTTGGCCGTCCTGTCATCGTAACTGATGCCCCTGCTTTGTATGAAGCTGGTGCTACGAATAAGGCCTTGGCTCTTGGCTTGGTTGATAGCGCAGCCATCGTTTATGACGGCGGTGACGTTATCAGCAACATCGAAACCAACAACGGTCAGACCCGCATCGAAACAACGATGCAAGTCGATTACACCTTTGGCTTGGCTTTGAAGGGTTATAGCTGGGATGTTACGAACGGTGGCAAGTCGCCTACCGATAACGAACTAGCAACTGGAACCAACTGGGATAAGGTTGCCACTTCCATCAAGCACACTGCTGGTGTTATTGCTGTCGGTCAAGCTGACGCCTAAACCATAGTAAGGGGGCTGGTAGTAAAGTGCTGGCCCCCAATCTATTAGGAGTATTTTATGGCTAAAATAATTTACGAACCGCATCCAGTTAGCTCCGCACGCAAAGCTAAGTTGCAAGCTGATGGATACAAAATCATTGATGCAATCTTTGCTCCTGCTGGCACACCTATCCATCAAAAACTGGATACAGAAGAAGCCTCTATTGAACCAGAAGCAAAGCCAGAAGATACGCTAGTAGCGTATGAGCCAGAAGCAGAAATTGAAGAAGCCGCTGAGAAACTTGACGAAGCCGTTGAGGAATATATTGCTGAAGTTGCTTCAAAATACAAACGCTCTAAAAAGGGTTAATTAAATGGCATTCGTAGTCGAAACAGGTGCAGGGCTTTCTAATGCTAATAGCTACGCCAGCGTTTCGGCTGCGGATAGCTATGTTGCTGACCGTGGGATAGCGGGTTGGACAGCATTAAGCTCCACAATCAAGCAGCAATCATTGGTAAACGCTACAGATTATCTGGAAGCTACATATCGCGGTGCTTGGAAAGGCAATCGCGTTAGTGAAACGCAGTCGCTGTCGTGGCCGCGATATAACGTAATTGTTGATGGATTTAATTTCCCCGCCAATGTCGTGCCAACACAAGTAATAAATGCTTGCATCGAAATGGCTATACGGGCTTCACTTGGCGAGACTTTGCTTGCCGACCAAGGGCAAAGGGTAAGGCGCGAAAAGATTGATGTAATTGAGGTTGAATACCAAGATTATTCAGACCCAACGCAGCGTTACCCATTAGTCAATCGCATGGTTATGCCATACCTAATTTCCGCATCTGAAAGCGGGTTTGCTGTGGTTAGGCCACTTCGCACATGAGTAGCCAAGCGCAAACAGCATCACGGCTGCTTGCTAAATATGGCGAAGCGGTGTCCATTATCTTTCCTGTGTATGGCGGGACAGACCCAATAACAGGCGCAGTTACTGGAACCAACACTAGCACGACGATAACGGGCAAAGGTTATCCAGCACTTTATCAAAAAAAGGATGTAGACGGCACAAGCATCAAGGCTGGTGATATACGTTTAATCCTTGAATTGATAAGCACGCCCCCTGATGTTGGTTGCTTGGCATTGGTTGACAGCACAACATATCGCATAATGAATGTGCAGCCTATTCGCCTTACTGGTGAGGATGTAATTTACATTTGTCAAATAAGGGCAAACTAATGATACCTATGGGCGAGCGCGTATTTTTTCCATCACAATGGGACTCAGGTATTCTGGACAGCGTTCTATATGATACGCATAACCAAGTAATAGCTTACATAATCAAGCTAGATGACGGCAAAAAGGTGGCTATAGATATGCAACTTGTGGACATTTTAGATGAGTAACTCGCAAATAGCCGCTGCGTTGGCTACACAATTAGACACGCTAAACCTTCCTACGCATTGGGAGAATACCAAATTCACGCCTGTTGCTGGGCAAATCTATGTGTCTGAAAGCCTGTTGCAAGGCGCAACCATTCCTATAGGCATTGCCACAGGTTCAAGCGATGAACTGGGCGGTATATACCAAGTGCTTGTTTATGCACCTGTGGACGCTGGCAAGGGCGCTGGCAGGACTGTTGCTGATACTGTGGCCGCTGCATTCCAACGTGGCGATAGGTTCACTTACAGTAGCGTTACAGTGACCATTCAAAGCGTATCACAATCGGCTGCATTTGTATCTGGCGATAGATTTGTTATCCCTGTCAGCATTGCTTATCGGGCGTTCGTATGAGCACCTTTAAATTAGACATAAGCAAATTCATTGACAAGACCAGCAAGACTGCTGACGCTCAAGTGCGTAAAATATGCTTGGACTTAGTTACAGGCATCGTGCTTAAAACGCCTGTAGACACTGGCCGTGCAAGAGCTAACTGGTTTACCAGCATTGGTAGCCCAACTGACAACATAACAGAGTCGACTGACGCAAGCGGTTCTTCAACTATTGCTGGCTCACTAGGCGCAATATCTAAAGCAACGGGCAATGTTTTGTGGATTACAAATAACTTGCCGTATATCTATCGACTTGAATTTGAGGGCTGGTCAAGACAAGCCCCTGCTGGGATGGTTCGCGTCACAGTCAACGACATTACAAGGCAGCTAACATAGGCTTACTTTGTAATAAAAAAAATGCTATAACAATCGAACCACTTGCAATTGGAGTAATTTAAATGTCTGATATTGTTTCGTCCGTAGGGACTGTTGTTTCCGTTTCGACCACCGCACCAGCAACTTATAATGCCGCTGGATTTGGTGCGCTTACTTTTTCACCTTGTGGCGAATTGGCTGAATTGCCTTCGTTCGGTGCTGAAGCTGCCCTTGCTACGCACACCCCGCTTGCTACTGGCATTGTTGCCAAGCGCCGTGGTTCGCTTAACTACGGTTCCGTAGCTTTGACGATGGCCGTATCTGATGCGGATACTGGTCAAACTGTTCTGCAGGATGCTGCTGAAGCTGCTGCTGGCACGGATGCTCTAGTTTCGGTTAAGGTTGTTCTTGTTAACGGCGAAATTCAGTATTTCACCGCTCAAGTTATGTCCTACAAGGTCAATGTTGGCAATGCTGATGCTATCACGATGGCAGAAGTTACGCTTGAAATTGACAACTCGATTATCAAAGTCTAATTAGCTAGAACGCTAGAAGAACTTGGGTAGGCAATCACTATCCGACTTGCCTACCCAAGACAAAAGTCGGATATTTAGAAGGATAGTTTCTAATGGATTTAAATAGCTTAAAGCCTTTAATGGCTGACGATGGCGCTGTTCTAAACCTTGTTCACCCCGAAAGTGAAGAAGTTATTGAGGGAATGACGATTACTTTGCTTGGTCAAGATAGCAAAGTGTATCGCAAGCTTCAAATGGGCAAGCAACAAACCGCATTGAACCGAATGGCTAAGGGCAAAAAGGCTATCGACCTTGACGCTGAAAAGCTGTCTGAAGATAGCATTGAAGATTTGGTCAAGCTTACGACTGCATGGGCTGGCTTTGCTCTTGATGGCAAAAACCTTGAACTTACGCCTGACAATGCTCGCATGGTTTATACCGAATGGTCATGGATTAAAGAGCAAGTGCAGGAGTTTGTCGGTAATCGCGCCAACTTTTTTCGCACAGACGCTCCAACAACTAGCCCTGTTCGTAAAACAGTCAGCGTGGCTTAACACAATACCGTCGAAAGCCCAGCGCCCAAGACGCGAAACCAAGTCGGACGCCATGCCTCCTATTGAGGCTGGCGCTCACTTGCTTGAAGTCCTGTTTGAAGTTGGCCCAACTAAATCATCTGGAATGGGTGGGCAAGTTGGTATTGATGAAATTGACCTTGTAGCTTGGCAATTTAACCAAGGCATCAACTTAACACCGTGGGAAGCCAAGGCTGTCCGCACGCTATCCAAAGAATATGCTTATATGTTGGGACAGGCCAGTGAAGCCAGTTGTCCGCCACCTTGGGTAGACCCATCTATCATAACAAACGAACGGCGGCAGAAAATTGCAGACGCAATGTCATCATGGGCAGATAAAATCAATGTTGGCAAGACAAGGGCATAAATTTGCGCTATAAGCAATTACCATTCAGCGAGGTTACAGCGTGGCAGATTTAGCAACCCTAAAAGTTGGCGTCGATAGCCGTGAGGTAAAGACCGCTGCCAAAGACCTAGATGCGCTTGGTGCGGCTGCTGGAAATGCTGAAAGAGATGTTCGCAATGTAGGCACTGCCGCCCAAAGCACGGGTTCGGCAATGCGTAACATGACGAATATCATTCAGCAGGGCGAAAAAGCGCAAATCGCTGCCGCAAATGCCAACCGTGCAGTTGGTCAAACTGGTCAACTTGCTCGGCATCACATGATGAACCTTGGCTTCCAGTTTCAGGATTTGGGCGTTCAGATTGCCAGCGGTGCAAATCCTTTGACCGCCTTTATCCAGCAGGGCGCTCAAATTGGCGGCATTATGACGCAAGCCCAAATCGGCATCGGCGGCGTTGTCCGCGCCTTGGGTTCAATGGTCGCTGCGGCAACGCTGGCAATCGTAACCAACCCTATCTTGCTGGGCATAGCTGCGGCGGCAACTGTTGCTTATGTTGCGTTTAAGCAATTTCAATCTGCCGTTGGCGAAACTGGCGAGATTAAAGATTACGCCAATTCCCTTGGCTTGACCAAAAAGGAAATGCGCGAACTTGAAAGCGTCCATGTTACGTTTGGCGATGTGCTATCAGGAGTATGGACAACAATCAGCGAAGGGCTTGGGCTGGATAAGGTTTGGCAATCCATAAGCGAATTTGCCGTTCAAGCCTTTGATGTGATATTAAAAGGCGCTGGCATGGCGACTGCTGGCATCTACGCAGCTTTTGCTGGTTCATTTGATGCCATCAAAGTCGTATGGAAAAATCTTCCAGCAGTTTTGGGTGACCTGTTTGTCCAAGCAACCAATTCCGCAATTGGAACCATTGAAATATTAATAAATGCAGCGGTTAACAGTATCAACTTTATAACCACGAAAGCCAATGGTGTCTTGACCTCAATGGGCATGGCTGCTGTTTTTGCACAGGTCGAAAGTGTCAAGTTGGGCAGAGTTGCCAACGAAAATGCTGGCGCTGCTGCAAAGGCGACTGTGGCTGTCTTTGATGCCTATTCCAGCCGTTACAACGAAGCGTTATCTGGCATGAAGTCTATTGGCCTTCAGATTAAACAAAACACAATAGATGCAACCAAGTCCCGTTTGGCAGCACAGGCTGCTGCACTTATCGAAAAGCGCAATGAAGGTAAGCCCAAGAAGGCTGGCTTGTCGGATGAGCAAAAGCAGTTTGAACGTGACCTGAAGTCCGCTCAAGATTATTTGGTTTCATTGGAAAAGCAAGCTGCGGCTATTGGCAAGACTACCATTCAATTGAAAGAAATGGAGATTGCTGAAAAGGCGGCTGCGGCGGCTAAGGTTGGTTTAAAGGATGAAACGCTGGCATTGGGCGCTGCGCTTCTTGAGGGAATGCGTGCCAAAGAGCGTGCAGATGCAAACAAGCAAATTGATGAAACCATAAAGGCTTTGGCAGACGAACTATCCTTGCTTGGCCTGACAGGGGCAGAGCGCGATAGGGCGGCACTGGCATTGGAGCGCGAAGGCTTCATTGCTAAGTATGTTACAGCCCTTGGCCTTGATGAAGCGACTGCTGCTTGGGAGCGTTATTCTGCGGCCAAAGGCAAAATCATTGCTGGAGAAAGCGCATTAGAAAAGGAGCGCAAAGAAGCTGAAAGGTTAAAGCAGCAACTGGAAGGCGTTATAGGATTATTGGATGATATTGCTGGTGGCGCAGCCAGCGGATTAAAAGATATTGTGGTCACGCTTAAAGCTAATTTTGACAAAGAAGAATTGAAGAAGGCATTTGGCCCAATAGGAAAAACATTAGGCGATGCCTTAAAAAAGTCTGGCTTTGATTTAGGTAAATTGGGTAAAACATTTGGTGCGGCATCCGCTGGCGCTCAAGTGGGAACATCTGTGGATGCCATATTTAAGGGCTTAGGTGTTAAGTCCTCCAAGATGGGCGCACAGGTTGGCGGTGCTATCGGTGGTGCTGCATTTGGCCCCATTGGTGCTATCGCTGGTAGCATATTGGGCGGTGTTCTTGGCGGTATGCTGAAGAAAACCAAAACAGCTTCTGCAACCATTTCGCAGATAGCTGGTCAAGGTATGCAAACTGCACTCACTGGCAATAACGCAGCTTTAAAAGATGTCGCTAACACAATGGCTAC